CCAATCATCTTCAACCTTAGTCTCTCGACTTCGGATGTCGTTGAGAAGGTGAAACCAACCCAGAGGCAGCAAGGAAAAGACAAGCTGGTGCGAGATAAGATCACTCGCACTAGACAAGTCTAGCGTGGCCAGTTTCCCGGTCGCGCTTCCCTGTTGAGCCAGACGCTGATTAGGCGTCTGGTCATTGAGGTCCAGTCCTAATTCGGACCTAAGCCGGCGACGTAGATAATCGCCGACTCCCTTCTGGAGGAACATGTTAAGACCAGGTTCTTTGCAAGCAACCCGGTCTATCTCAGCGGTTTTATCCACCGTGAACAACATGTTACCGCGTGCGACTTGGACAAGGGCTCCTCTCGGAGCCCCGTCGCGTGCGTAACTCAACCACCCATCGCAGCCTTGGTAAACTGTCCAAAACCACGGGAGAGCAGCTGATGTAACATGCGCTTCGTCCATGAACTTCTTTTCGAGCACACCAGGTCCACGTGGGAACATGGTAGATGCCCCAGACGTAAAGGTGCCGTAAAGCGCCTCCAAATCAGGGTACACCTCCACTTTTGGGTCGATCTGACCCAAAACCCGACCAATGGTGTTACGTGCGAACTCCAATATACTCAGCGAGGACACCATCTTTCCTTTGATGGAGAAATGGCATTCCTGGCTGTAGAGCCGCACGTTAGTTGCTTGATTACGAAGTTCCGCAAGCTGCCACTTCTTAATGGCAGCCTGTTTCCGCTCCTCTGGCCCCGCTTGGTCAGCAGGATTGAGATACTTGGACCATACTTCTTTGGCCAAGTACGAGGCTGCGAACCGACCGGCTCTGCTCCTTGCGGAGTCTGCTTGAAGCCTAACAAGTAAGGCATCAAGATCTGATCGGATCTCAGCTTCTAGCGTAGGACTCGTGCTCAAACGTTCAGAACGAACGATATTGCGCACACTTCTGCGACGGGGTCTTGATGACCCCTTCTTACCCGCCCCGGGAAACCCCTGGGACGGCAACGTCGACATTGTCATCCACAAACTCCATTGAAGCGATTGAGCAACTTACCAGAACGGTAGTCTAGCTCACGCAGATGGTCTACGAGTGCGGTGATTTCATCACCGTAACGCTCATGGTCACATGGATCGCCATAAGCTTCGGAATTGTTCATGAAACAATCCCAGCAGCTTGGATTGGCGTCCACGATAGCCTCCGCCCGAAGGTAGAGGTGAGCCACGAGTCGTAGATCTGGCTTGGGCTGGATAAGCTCAAACCACGTCAGCGAGAAGAGATTCGAAAGCTGACGATCAAGGGGTTCGTGGGCAACACGCAACACGTCTGTTACTACTGACATCATCATGGATAGAACATCCTATTGATAGTTGGTTACCCTAGCAGCGGAATGCTGACAAGGGTTAGTAGTAGAGCTAGAACGAGGCTATTGATGACCAGGTCTAGTACCCGGTTTGTCAATAAATCCGCTCCAAGCCGACGATTGCAGAGTCCACCTGGGTCAGGGATTCGGCGAGTGCCGAGGCAGTCATGCCTACGATATCCGCACGTTCCTGATCAGAGGACTTGTTGTCGAAGTTGAAGTCGACGTTAGCATACGCCGTTCTGACGACCACCGGGGTGTCAACCCCGTTAACCGTCTCTGTGGCGACGATTGGCACAGCGAGGCGCAACGAAGGCCGGGTACGATTGCCCGTCTTCCGAATTGCAACGCTGAACCGCCAGTCACCAACCGGCACACCATCGGAATTCCTCTTGACGAACGTAGCAACGGTCTGACCGTTGAGAAATCCGTCAGGAGTGAAGGTGTGATCCACCGGAGTGCTCGCTCGGTCCGTAAGGACCAGAGTATTGTAGGCTGCCATGCTTGGCTCCCTTCATTCGCGAGTGCATTTTCCATACACCGCTGTTACGTTGATAGGCGTTGAAGGTTCGAAGGACCAAAACGGTTACCTCCGTAGCGATCGAAACAGCGCAGCTGCCGTAACGACCTTGTTCGTTGACAAACTCCGGCGCCCATAAATCTGGGGCACAGGGAAGTCCGCTAAGACTTGCCTGTTATACTCGAAGACTTCAAGTTTGGCGGTCGGTCTGGTACGAGTACCAGATAGAAGACCGTTACTAATGGAGCCTTCGGCACACTCCCACTCGTGGTCACAAGATAACCACTTTGTGCGAGTTCCGGAGACGAACTCTTGTCCATAGGTAGCAGTGCAAGCAGAAAGGAATGTACCAACCGGCACAAACCAGTCTACTACGAAGGAAAACGGAACAAGCTCCCACGCGATCTCAGCCGGGTTGATAAGACCAAGCTGTTGTAGTTTCTGAACTTCAGAAAGTACGATACGCGTGTAGATGATGGTTTTAACGCCAACATCAACGGGGCATGACTCACTCGATGAGTAAGTTGTCAGTTTTCCTCCTGAGGTGGAATCTCTCCAGGTTTGACACTGGAAAGTCACCCCAGTTTTGACATTGCGCGTGACCTTCTGGGTCAGAGGGACTTGAAGCCCCTCTTGCACTATGTCATACGCAGCTGAAACGTCCATTATCAACGGACGCCACGCATACTGATACTCTAACCAATCCTTGGCAAGAGTATATCGTTTGCGTCGGGAAAGGTTTAACCCTAACTCGTCAGCTACAGCACTAAATCTCCCTTTCCGCAAGTTGCGGACCACCGTGAGCAGGCGGATACCTGTTATCGCTAAGTGGTTGATGCTCTTACGAGCCTCAAGAAGAGAGACACCAAGCTCCATCTTGCCGCGTGCAAGGCGCGAAAGCGCCTCGGTATCGGCTTGAGCACTAAGCTGCGCAAGCGCAGCGGAGAATCCCGTCAGGGAACACCCGGTCGAATTAGGCGGGGTGCCAATGAGTTTCCAATGCGTGTCAAGTGATCCAGAACGGACCACATACTCGCCTCGGCTCATTGTCCTTTTC